GGAACACGTCGACAACGAAGAACAAGAAAACTTGTTCATTCTTCCAGACGCGCAGCGCGACCCGACGAAGGGGTGGAGCACTTTGCAGCGCCAAGAATACATCGAGTCTCTTCGATTCAAACTCACGGCGGATCAAAACTGGCTCATCAACGTCGACTCCGCGACGGACACGTACGAACTCCTCGACGCAGGACACCGCCTCGAAACGGTCAAAATGTTTGACCGATCGGAGTTGCCGGCGATGGACGGGCGGTATTTGAAGGACATGACTAAGAAGGAAATATCATACTGGAGACACAAGATATCTATCAATTTGTGCTTTTACTACGATCTGACAGCGGAGCACAGGCAAATCCTGTTCAATCGCCGAAACCAGGGTCTGACTATGTGTGATGGCGAACAACTCAACTCTCGCCTCTTCACGTCCCCATTCGTCAAGTACCTCAAGTATGAATTATTACCGATGTTCCACGCACCGCTCACGCGAGTGGCGTCGACGGTGAACGAGCGCGAGAAGGAATTCTTCACCCTCTTTAGACTCGTCAATCGCATTCTCAATCCAGGAACGACGGCGAAATCAAACAAAGACATTCTCGAGAAGGCGCTTCCGGAATGTGAACGGCTCATGCTTTCGTCGGAATGGCAGACGAAGAAAAAGAACGACATCATCAAGTTTCTCAACGCACTTTTCCACGCGTTCGATCGTCGGCTTGAATACGTCAACATCGACATCAAGAAGCGAAGCGCTGATGGCAAGAAAGAACTCAAGGAGAAAAACCTCTATTCGATCACGGAGTTGTATGTGGTGCTCGATTGGTTCATGAATGAGTTTGAAAATTTTCAAGAGTTCGTGAGTTTGGATTTGACGACGCAAAAACTCATCTTCAAAAGTGCCATCCAGGAATTCATGCTCATCGGGTGGAAGGGTCTGTCGCCCGAAGACAAGACGATTTGGTGCGACAAGTGGTCACACGGTGCTGACTGTGGACGCAACGTCGATCACTCGGTCAAAAAAACCGCCGCACTTCTCGAGTGGTTGGACCTTAATTTTTCACGCATGGTTGATAATCACGTGAACACGGGTCGAAAAAATGTCACATCCAAAAATCGAGTCTCATTCCGCCTTTAAAGACTTTTTAGTCTCCAGCGATCTAAATATATGCAATACATAAGTACTCTCACATGCCGACGCTCGACCTCGACGCGATATGCAACCCACCGCCGAGTCGTGTCTACACCTACGAGCCGGCGCCAATCTATCGCTTCGAAGACTACATCGCACTGTACGAGCGACACGCTCGAGCCGAGGGGTGGACGTTCGACCCGGCGCGCTTCGACCCAAAGGTGTACCGGCGAAAGTCGCCACCACCACCAACGGTCGAATGTGAAAAATTGGCATGGAGAACGTTCAACGACGCCGTGCAACTCGATGTGCAACTCATCGTCGACGAAGAGACCGAGTACGTGACGATTGTCGTCGGTAGCGTGCTTCACGATCTTTTCACCAAGTACTGGTCGAAGACGGAGCAGCCACCGCTCAACGAGCTCGTCATTGCGTTTAAAAAACTTGGAGCAGACGACGCTTTTTTGAAAAAAATCATCAACCGACATGACCAAATTCAGTCTGTGTGCGAGAAATTCGACCTCGATAAGGTTTTCAAACCGAAAGCCAAACCCAAACCCAAAGCCAAAAAGGCGAAAAAGGAAAAACAAGAAGAAGACGTCGTCGTCATCGAAGAAGACGTGGTCGAAGATGAACACGACGACGAGGAGGAAGATGACGAGGATTTTGAAGGCATGGACGTCGAAGACAATGAAGACGAAGACGATCAGGCGAACGACGAAGAATTCGTGGACATGGAAGACGACGACTAATTTCCTATTGTAACAGTAAGATGTTCAGCACGTATACGATTAACATGGACGCACAACCCGACCGTTTCGTCACACAGAGGGAGTATCTCAGACAGACCGGAATCGAACCCACGCGAGTGCACGGCTACGCGTACGACGAGATTCGAAAACCGGAACTCGAACGATTTTTCAAACCTCACGCGCGCGTCATCATGCCGAAGAGTAACATTGGGTGTTGTTATTCACACCTGAAGGCGTTGGAACACTTTCTCGAGAACGGTATCAGTCCGATCGCGCTCATTCTCGAAGACGACGCGTACCCGCTCTTCATCGACCGAAGACATCTCGAAGACAAAATCAGAGGAAACAATCTCGATTGGGACTTTCTCTTCCTGCATTGCGATGGGTTCTGTCCAGAGGGTGGCGGTGCACCCGGTCGACTGTCCGGATCCGCCGCGGCGTATTTCGTCACGCGAGACGGCGCTCGAAAAGCGTTATTGCATAAGTATTCCGATCACTTCGACATGGATTCGTCTCGCATTCCAGGCGTGAGGAAACTCGTCGACGGCGAGAATTCGTTTTGGACGGACGAGGACAACGTCATGACGCGACAAGAGAGCACGAACAGAAATGCCCGACACTGTCCCGACGCGTTGAAGAATATCAAGGGTAACCGCGGTGAAAAGAACGTGTGTCACGCCTTGGCGTATCGACTTTTTCGAATCGGACCCGTCACGGTGGACTCGATTCACGTTCTCACCGCCGCGATAGGTCTGATCATGTTGAAATTATTAAAGAGTGCTTGAGTAATCACGTGAGATGGAATTCGTTCGCAAGCGTTTGGCACTGGGACGTGAAAAATATGGACACGGTGTTCGAACGAGGGACAATCCGCGGACGTGGGGCACGGACAAGGACAGCTGGCTGGAGATGGCGGACGAAGAATTCGCGGACGGCGTCGTGTACATCGTCGCCGATTACATTCGAAACTTTGAAGCACCAAGTGACCACGGAGACGATAATGAACGCATCCTTGAACTCATCGAGTCACCGTGGCTCATGAAGAGCGAATCCCACCGACGTAAAACTGAGACCCTCATGAATTTAATTTCGAGTGCTATATAAATGATCAAGAACTTCTTATCACCGATCACGGATCCGCTAGAGTCCGCGCTCAGAGCTCGTCCCATCGTGTTCACGCTCGTGATTCTCTACCAGGGTCTCTTCTCTGGGAACGCGATCTCCATTCCGAAAAATCTTCAGGTGATGTTCGATAACCCCTTGTTCCGTTACATTTCAATCGTCGCGATCGCGTTAAGTGCGACACAGGACATCGAATACGCGATCGTCTCCACGTTCGTATTCCTTCTCATAATGTACGCCATCAAAACACCGGAAGAACGAAAAAAGACTGGATTGGTTTAAATTATTTTTGAAATTTCAAAATGACTGACCACACGTCAACCCACCCACGTCCATGAGGCGCGCCAGATCCGCGCGCGTCATGGTACGATCACCCGAACGTCGGAAGAAGATTCCACAGCCGTGGACACACGCCGAACACGCCGCGTTCCTCACGGGTCTGAGCGCATTCGGAAAAGGTCGATGGAAAGACATATCGACTCACTACGTACCCTCGAGAACGAGTACACAGGTGGCGTCCCATGCACAAAAATATTACGCGCGAAAGGATTCAAATCTAACGAAACGACAACGACGATACAGTAGCATGTTCGACACCACCGCGCGCGTGGAGGGGTCGGATGAAAGTCCATGTGCCACGCAGAGGGACGCGTCGGAGCCACACGCACGCGAGGGCGACGAGAGGGGTGTGGATAACAACGCCGCGCTGCCAGCGCTGGATCACATGCATCCACAATTCTTTTACATATCGCCTATACTCCTATATAATTACTTTCTCATGACGCATAGTATGTCGCATTTATACACAATTCCAAAAACGCGGTATCCCTTGTATTCAGAACATTAAGGAAATTATTGTCTCATATCCCCCAGTGCGCTCCTGATTCAAAATTTAGATACCCGACTAAATTACCAACATGCTGGCTGCTATTTGGTCTGATTTAGACAAACTTCAAAAGCAACACGACGATGAACATAAAAACGAAAAGCCGGCACAACACAATTTGGTGAAGAATTTCTGCGTGGAATGTCACGGGGTGAAGGTGATCTCACCCGAAGGATTGCCGACGTGTTCGGTGTGTGGTCTGGTCGAGGACTCATTTATCGACCAATCACCGGAGTGGACGAGCGGGCTCACGGACGACGGTCGGGTATCGGACCCGAGTCGATGCATACACCCGAATGCGAATCCCGATCTTTTCAGTGCGTCGTGGGGTAAGTCGACGGTGATGTCGACTAGGGCGAAGAAGGTTTCGAGATACGAGAACAGGCGCCTGTCTCGAATCAATTTGCACATGAGCATGAATCACAAGGATCGCACGCTGTATCACGCGTACAAGGAAATCGACGAGGCGTGTCACTTGCACCTTCCAGATAACATCCTGTCCGACGCGAAACGATTCTATAAATTTTTCACACAGGAAAAGCTTACGAGAGGGGGCGTGAGGAAGGGTGTCAAGGCGAACTGTGTGTTGCTTAGTTGTAAACATCATTCGTTCCCTCGGAGCGCGGAGGAGGTGGCGAATATGTTCCACATCGACATTAAGGACGTCACCCGGACCGCGCAATTAGTCCGAGACGTCATGCGTGGCGATGTCAAAGTGGACACGGCGAACGCGAACGCGTCGACGGCGACGAAACCGCGGGACATCATGCAGCGTCTGCTCAATAATTTTGAAACGACCAAGCAACAGAGATACGCGTGCAATAAGTTGTGCGCGGACATCGAAGATTGTGTAGAACTCATGTCGAAGACGCCGAAGAGCGTCGCCTCGACGTGCATCTACATGACCATGAGAGACCACGTGACGAAAGCGGGGGTGTGTGAAATGTGTGGATTGAGCGTCCCGACACTCAATAAAATAGAGATCATCATCAAAAAGCACTTAGAGTCAAAAATGTAATTTCACTAAAGCATGTCCGAAATCAGACTATTTGTGAGCACGCCGTGCTACGGCGGACAATGTCTCGACAAATATTTCACGTCGATGGTTCGTCTCCAGATCCTTCTCATGAAGAAGGGGATTCAAATGTACTTGGACACCACGGAGAACGAATCACTGGTGCAGCGCGCGAGGCAGGTGGCGTTGGCGCGATTCTACCAGAAAACCGACGCGACGCATTTCCTATTCATCGACGCGGACATCGAGTTCGATCCACAATCGGTCATCGCCTTGCTCGAGGGCGGGCACGACGTGAGCTGTGCGGTCTACCCGAAGAAGGTCATCATGTGGGACCAGTTGGAAAAGGCTGTGAAAGAAAACGACACTCGATCACCCATCATGTTGAGCTCGTCCCTCGTGATCAATTTCGGCGCGTCACAGCGACCGGTCGAGAACGGGTTCGTCGAAGTGCTCGACGCGGCGACGGGCTTTCTTCTCATCAAGCGAGACGTCGTCACGCAGATGCACGCGGCGTACCCGGAACTGTACTGCGTGAACGACCATCAAAACGCGGATTTCAAAAACTACTACGCCCTGTTCGACTGCATGATCGACCCCGATTCCAAGCGATACCTGAGTGAGGATTACTCGTTCTCGAGGCGCTGGCAAAAGATCGGTGGGAAGGTCTACGCCCACGTGCACACCACACTGGGTCACGTAGGAAATTTACCGTTCGTTGCTAAGATGGACGACCGGCTTAAAAGCGAGACCGTAGCATGATGTAAATGAAGTTCACCACCGTCATCGTCACCAGAAATTCCGCGGCACACGTGAAAACGCTTCATACCGTGCTCAAGCTCAACATCCGAACCATCCGGGCTGGTATCCAGAATGAACTGTGTTTCGTGAACGACGACCCGTTCGAGATCGCAGACGTGATTCAAGATCGGATGAAGACGTGCGATCGGATCGTCATGATTCACTACGGCGTCAACATCGACGAGGCGACGATTGATTACTTTTGTGGCGATCGCGCACTCGAAGGCGTCGGCGTGCTCGTGTTCCCCGCGGCGAAGGAGAAAATCGACTGGGAGAGATTCACGCAGACGACGCAACAGGGCACGACCGAACCCATCCATCAACGCGCGCTTCACTTCGACACGGAGGTTCGTCAGGACTTGTCCAACAGTCTTTGGTCGGTCAGTTCCACGGAAGCGAAATCGTGGGTCATGAACTGCAAGAACGTTCGCAAGAAGGCTGACAAGATCTTTGTTGGTAAATCGGGGCGTATGTTTGAAAAATTGAAGGAACAAGGCGTGAAGATCGTCGCGTACACCGCGGCGAACGTGACGATGACTTTCGCGCACGAGTGTGTGTCAAATATTTTACAAAGTTCCGGTGTTCGAACAGAACAACATGCCAGACCCTTAGAGACGTGACCTCATTGTAACGCACAGACATGATCATCACCCGCGATTCCCCCGTGCACGCACACGTCGTTGGCTTCATCACGTGGGTGTTCGGAAGCAACCCCGACCGCTTCCCTGGATGTCAACCGATCAGCATCGAGCGTCGACACTTTCGCGTGTTGACGTCGAACGATTACGTCGTCACGGAGAAGACCGACGGACTTCGACAGTTCGTGGTCGCCTTGAAAATCGGTCAGCAGCGCAAGGCATTCATCGTGAACAGGGCGTTCGACGTGATCGAGGTGCCGTTGCGACTCGGTCCGAAGGCGTATGACGGCACGATCCTCGACGCGGAACTTCTTGGCGCGCACCTGTACGTGTTCGATGCGATTCACATGGACGGCGTACCGTGTGGACACCTAGACTTTCTGTCCAGACTCGAACGGTTGGAAGCGTTCATGAACCGGGTCATATGCATGAAGAGCGACCCGTACAAGCTTCGACTCAAACAGTTTCACGTGTTCGCAGATTTCGATCGCTTCGTCGACGAATACCTACCCTCGATCGCATCGGACGTCAAGGTGGACGGCGTGATATTCATACCCGTCAAGGACATGGTCAAGATGGGCACCCACGAGACGATGTTCAAATACAAAAATCTAGAAAAGAACACGATCGATTTTAAACTCGAGTGGGATCACACGCGAACGACTTGGCGAATGTATTTGCAGGACAGGGGCAAACCCGTGTACGAGCTGGACACACCCGTCAACGAGCCGTGGTTCAAGAGTGGCATGGTGGTTGAGTGCGCATACGACGCCTCGCGGGACGCGTGGATTCCACAATTCGAACGGACTGACAAAAATTTTCCAAACAATCGACGGACGTACTATCGCACGCTCGTGAACATAAAAGAGAATCTACAACTCGAGGACTTTAAAGAGTTAGCTAGATCTATGTTGTAAGATGACCCGCGGCTTGTTGAACACCGGCAACACGTGTTGGTTTAACACCTCACTCCAATGTCTGTTGCACGCGGCACCGCTGACCGATCACTTCTTACGACTCGGATACGACGGCGATTGCGCGTTCACCTCGCTCTACGCCAAGTTCGTTCGCGGCTACTGGAGCGATGACGGCGAAACGTACGCCCTGAACGTCGAACCACTTCTTCAGTCGTTTCGTGAAAAGTTCCCAAGGTTCGACGCCGGACGACAACACGACGCGCAAGAGGCGGTGCTGTGCGTCATAGACATCATCGAACGAAGCGTCCCGAGCATCAAACACTGGTTCTACGGCGTGAAGAAACAAGAGACCATCTGGCCGGGTGGACGATCGGATCAAGACGAAACCTTTGGCGTGCACATACTCAGTGACGATGGTTCGAAGGACATGAAGAAGATGCTCGCGAAGACGGTCGAGTGGACGATCCTCGACGATTACGACGGACACCGCGTCGCATCCACGCGCTCAGTGTTCAAACAAATGCCAAAGATATTCGTCGTGTCGTTCGATAAAAAGAGTACGGTGAAACCCGTGTGTACCATACACGTCGGCGGACTCACGTACACGCTCGTCGCATCCGCCATACACGGGGGCGTGCAGTGGGGTGGACACTACGTCGCGATGGTTCGAGACTCAAACGACGAGTGGTCATTCGTCGACGACGACTCGACGCGAAAATCAAACACACCCTCAATGGACGGTCATTACCTGATGATATACTTAAACACCACGTGACATGGAATCACAACAGAAAATGGACGTCCAAGCTATCGTCGATGCCATGCACGCGAGGTTTGATCAGTATAAAGACATCGCAAACACCGAGGTCGAAATACGACTTGGACGCAAGAACGGCACGTTTTTCGACACGAACGTCGGGGCGGAGACGTTCAATCGTCTCATGGACAGTCTTCGACAGTACGACGGGTGGGAATCCCACGTCGCGTCCACGGTGGACGTGTACTATAACGACGAGTACGCGGTCAGAATCAGCGTAGACGGCGAAACAGGGCGACAGGACATGGTCCAGAAAGTCGCAGTTCTCAAAGAAGATTTCACGTGCGCGGGAGCGCCGCTTGACGTTCGATTCGCCATCAGCACGGAAACCCCGGTCACTGGGCAATACGAGATGAATCGTAAGAAGATTAAACAGCGCGTGTCGTTCGTTCGCAAGGGGTTGTCCATCGACATGACGATGTCTCGGGGTGATGCCTCAGACCCAGACGCCGAGGAAGACATTAGTTATCAAGTAGAATTAGAGATCATCCATCCGTCGAGCGTGCACTGCGTGGAGCAGTTTTACAATCACGTCTGGAAGGTGAATGATCTCTTAAAGATTTTGCAATAGTGTAATTCAAGCGCCAGCCATGTACCCCGAACACATTTCCCTCCAAGGTCTCGGTAAATATTTTCGATCCACGGGTGCGAAAGATCACGCCTCGTTTTGGGTCGAAGGCGCGTCCAACATCGTCGACAACTTCCTCGAATGTCTGCACCTTGCAAACTATCAACCGACCATGCGTCACATCAATGAGTTCACGAGTGATCGCGAGGAAGACATTCGGGAATTGTTTGAAAAACATGGATCCGACAAATTCATACACAAGTATTACAAATTCTACGCTCAAGCACTCGGGGACAAGTCCGACATCGACATCTTGGAATTTGGATTGGGCACGAAGAATCCCGCGTTCGCGTCCACCATGTACTTTTACAAACAAGACGCGAATTTTGACTCCTCGCCCGGGTCGTCGCTCCGCGCGTTCAGAGATTTCGTGAAAGGCAGTCGGGTGTTCGGGGTGGAAATCGACAAGGATATTTTGTTCGAAGAGGATCGCATCAAGACCCAATGGGTCGACCAGTTACAGCGATCGACCGTGGACGCCATCTTCCCCGGGCAGGAATTCGATTTCGTCGTCATCGATGGCTTACACCAAATCACCGCCGACGCCAACTCCGTGCTCTCGACGTTTTCACGCGTTCGTCCGGGTGGCACGATCGTGGTCGAGGACGTGTGCATATTGGAAAACTGGAAAATCATCGACTTCATGTTGCGACAGAACGAGCACGTCGCCACCACCTTCTTCATCGAGGACGACAACACGGACACGCACCTGTACGTGATTCAAAAAAAATAACTTTGTCAATAGTACATACATGCTGGTTCTGATATTCATCGCCATCGCACTGTTCCTCGCCCTCGAGAACAAAGACCAAGCGCCGTCGAATCCGGAACAGGCGATGCAACACGACCGAATCGCACCCGAACGCATTCGTCGTTTCAAGCAACTCGACACGGAATTTCGCCGTCTCGAGATGGAGAGTAACGTTACAAAGGTCTCCCAACTGTCTCGCGCCCTCGCGGTGTCGCAGATGATCAAGGAAGAGTTCCCCGAATACGACTGGGGATTCCACACCACCATTCTCAACCGCATCGCAGAGCCTATGAAAAATTGAATCGCCGATCGCGTGTCAGCGCGCAGAGGATGAAGGTGATTTTATCCGCATGCACGTGGGATTCCATAAACTTATAATGTTCCAATACGTACAGTATGAGTTCATGCTCATCCGATGTTCTGTGTGCCTCCAACCACGCGCGCGGGTCCTCGCACGCGTAAAAGTCTGGCGTGAACATGTATCGTCGCTCCAATCTCGACATGACCTTTCCGTCTCGCCTGTGTCTGCCCCACTCGATGTAATCACACGCCACCTCGATGAGACATTCCACGAGTTTGTCGTGTGTGGACTCTTGCCACACGGTTGGATTTTCGTCGACGACGAGCGATCGCCCACGAAATTCGAGTTCTTTTAATCGGGTGATGATTTCCGGTCGTATGTGTTTGAACATGATATACGTCCTAAAAAAATATCCACTACAATACAGTACGGTGATGTCAGGGCGGGATGCTGACGAAGGTGAAATTGAAATCAAAGTCTCTAGAGCTTTTAATTGTGTGAACGCTACGCGTGAGATAGGAAAAACTGGAAATGGACAGCAAAAGTCTTGCTTTTAT